GTATTTGCCGTTTCTAAATATTGATGTGTTCCACTATAAAAAAATTCTGAGGAAAATAGTAGATGAGTGAGTTTTTCAATTCTGAAATTATTCAGGAAGAATTAAGCAAAATTAATAATCTTCAAGAAGAACTATATTCTGATGCAACATCTTTTGGTATGATGTCTGATAAAGATAAATTAAATCATNTTGAGATGATGATTGAACTTCTTGAAAAACAAAAAGTCATGTATACAAGATTATCACTTTCTGATGATCCTGATGCTGTTGAAATGAAAGAAAACTTGAAAAAATCGGTGATTTTGATGGGTTTTCCACCAGGAACCGATATGAATGTCTTATTTTCTACCATGGAACAAACCGTAAAATCCCTCAAGGACTATATTGACGCCTGAGGGCATCTTTGCTATAATATCCAAGTCAACCAAATCAATCCGACAAAATCCGAGGTAATCCTAATGTCTTTTGCTGATCTTAAAAAGCAATCTAAACTTGGCTCCCTGACTGCCAAACTGGTCAAGGAAGTCGAAAAGATGAACACCACCAATACAGGTGATGATCGTCTCTGGAAACTGGAAGTTGACAAAAGCGGCAATGGTTATGCCGTTATCCGTTTCCTCCCTGCTCCTAACGGTGAAGATCTGCCGTTTGTGAAGCTCTATTCTCATGCCTTCCAAGGTTCTGGTGGATGGTATATTGAGAACTCCCTGACCACTCTGGGTCAGAAAGATCCCGTGTCCGAATACAACACCATGTTGTGGAACAACGGTACAGATCTTGGTAAAGAAACTGCACGTAAGCAGAAACGTAAACTGACCTACATCAGTAACATCTATGTGGTCAAGGATCCTGCCAATCCTGAGAATGAAGGCAAAGTGTTCCTTTATAAGTATGGTAAGAAAATCTTTGACAAACTGACTGCAGCAATGCAACCTGAGTTTGAAGATGAAGAGGCAATTGATCCGTTTGATTTCTGGCAAGGTGCTAACTTCAAACTGAAGGCAAAGAATGTTGCCGGTTATCGTAACTATGACTCTTCTGAGTTTGCACGTCAAGAACCACTTCTTGATGACGATGATGCCATGGAAGCAATCTGGAAAGGTCAGTATTCTCTTCAAGAGTTTGTTGCCGCAGATCAGTTCAAAGACTATGATGCTCTGAAGAAGCGTCTAGACTATGTGCTCGGTAACAAAGGCACTCCTAGTTTCCAAGATCAGGAAACTGTCGAAGAAGAAGAAAACTTCCGTCGTGAGAGTCGTGGTGAAGATTTGAATGACCTGAGTGAAGGTCGTGGTAAGTCTTTTAACTCTCCGGACATCACACCTTCAAATACTGAAGACGATGATGCACTGAGTTACTTTGCTAAACTTGCCGAGTGATAGAGAAGGAGGGTTAATACCCTCCTTTTTTATGTGACTCTAGTATTTTCCGTTTTAATTAGAGTTTTATTGACAAATTGGGAAGACTCACTATAAACCATTTCGGTTCTCATGTCATTTAAGAATTGTTGTAGATAAGATGGTTTCAAAAGATAAATGGTTTCTTTCTTTTGATTTTCTCTTGTCTCATACTCATAATTAGAAATTGTAGATATAGGATCTGGTATATTGTGTATACCAGATCCAAATTTTGTTAGATCATTTGTATATGTAACACCATTATCATAGTATGTCAATTTAAAATTTTGATCTATCTTTTTACCTTTTGATAAAACTATATTACCATCAGAATTTTTGATTTCTTTAGTTTCATAATGATGAACTCTATTAATATTCTCTAGACTATATTTACTTACAGTGTATTCATATAAGTCTCTACTTGATAATGGCCACTGGTCTCTGACATTGATAATGTTTGCAGAAAGTAAGACAACCCAATCTAAGTCTGATTTGCCATAAAGTTCTTCTGCAATTGTATCAGGTCTTGCACCTTCTCTAATTTCATATTTGTTGAAAAGAGTGAAGATGTTTTGAAGATCATCTCGAATCTTCATTCGACGAAAAATATTCTTTGCCTTGACATAACTAGAACTTGATATCCTATTGGCAAATGGTGATTGATATTCTACGTCTGGAAGTTCTCTAAAATAACCCATCAGTAACCTACTCCAAGTAATCCTTCTTCTGTATCATAATCTTCGGCATATACAGGATTAAGTTCTTGAAATGATAGAGATAATTTCATATGAACTGGTGTGGTGTCATCATATGTTGCATAAGTTCCAGATCCTGTATAATTGACCGACATATTCAATAATGCCATTGGTTTAAAACTATGTAAAAATTTATGATTTTCACTACCAGTTTTATAACATAGTTTGAATACATCTGGTGAAGAAATAAAAATTCCACCTTGCCCACCTTTTTTAGCACTCATACTTTTTTTAAATAACCTTAACATATCTTTTATTGTTTTACTTTCATCTTTGTCTCTAGGTGCTAAATCAAATTCAAAATTAAAAGATCTAAGAGTTACATTATTAAAAAGGAGTTCCATATTTGGATTAAGAACTTGTCCAGTTGCTCTTGAAAGAACACCTTTGGCATCTACATTAAATCCAAGAGCACCAACTGCTTTAGCAGCAAAAAAGTTTTGAACTTTTGTTTTATCAACTCCTGCCTCGCTTAGTCCACCAACAAGATTTGCTCCATCTTTAAAGACCTTTCCCATGGCACCACCAATACCATCTTCTCCTATTGCACCTGCGGCAACACCAACTGCTCTGGCGGCAATACCATTCAAACTATTTGATCCCCAATCAACTGCATTACTATCCTGAATGTTTTCGGGTATGGGTAAGTAAATATATGCCAAAGGTGTCTCTATATTTTTTGCCAGTTTATCTGACGATGTATCTTGTTGAAAACTATCTTTATTAAACCCAGGAGGTTCATACTTCACGACTTTCATTTCTAAAAAGTCGGTTTCATCTTTTATCTGAGCATTTGGATATCTAAGTTGAGCAGCAGACATTATTGTTTTTAGTTATTTATTGAAAATTGTTAGTTTTTTTACCAAAAGGTATTTCACGAACATCTGCAAGTTCATCTGGATAGATTTCATACAAGTTTCCTTGAAGTTCTTCCCATGTATATTGACGAACTTGTCCCCAGTGATAATTAAATCCACGAAATCCCCAACGAAAAATGTCTGTCACCGCAACAAGAGGATTCTGATCATATTGTATGTTTGGTGTTTTAGGTATGTATATAAAAATATAATATTTTCCGACCTCAGGAATAGTTTCGTAAGAATCACTCACGGCATCCATTAATTCAACCATTAAGTCATCAGGATTTTCACCACCAATTAAACCATTCACGACACCTCTGACACGATTACTATTATCATCGGTTGGATAAATCATTGACGAATACCTAAATCATCCTCTGTCATAATTTTAAATTTCCATTGACGATCTTCACAAAACTCTTGTGCAGATTTCCACTTTGCCTGATTCTTCACATATTCTTTCACTTCATAGATATAACCTTTAGTTTTCCGTTTTGGAACTTTTGGTTCTGAAACTTGTCTTTTAGGTTTAATCTCGACCAAATATTTTTGTATTCTGTTTCCTTCTTTGACCTTTATATAAAAGTCTGGGAAGTAACGGTGTATTCTATTATCAAGAGGTGATTTATATGGAAGAGCAATTTCTTCACTACTCCATTCCAGGATATTCTCATTCTTATCACAATAAACCATAAACTTTCTTTCCCATAAAGAACGATAAATTACGTTCGTTGGGTCACCTTTGTATTTCTTGGGATAGGAAGGTTTATATTTTCCTTTATATGACATCTAAATACTTAATAATCTAAGTCGGCATAATTTATTTAGATGACGATATCAAGAAAGAGAATAACTGAATATGTTTCAACGATTGCAAATGTTGCTCAGACATCTCACTATCAAGTATTTTTTAGTGGATTGACAAATGAACTAACAAGTTTTTTAGGAACTAAAGAAGTAGATAATAGATTTATTATCGAAGAAGCTGGTCTTCGTTGTAGTAATGCTTCTATTCCTGGTAGTTCTCTTGCCACTGCAAGTATTGCCGGTAATTATATGGGTGTCCAGGAAAAAATGGTGCATTCCAGAATTTTTACTGAAATGAGTTTGGAATTTTATGTTGATCGAGATTATAAAATAATTAAATTTTTTGAATACTGGATGGACTATATTACTAATGGATCAGAAAAGGGTAATGTAAGAAAGTCTGATGCCGGATATTTTTATAGAATGAGATATCCTAGAGATTTTGAGAGTGGATATAAGTGTGATAAAATTAAAATTATAAAATTTGAACCAAGTCAGGGAAAGGAACTAGAATATACATTTTATGGTGCTTTTCCCATAAATTTTTCATCTACACCTGTTCAATATGGTAGTTCTGATGTTTTGAGAGCAAATGTAACTTTTAATTATGAAAGATATATTGCCGGAAAAGAAACAAGTAAGAGTAAGCAAACAAACACTGATGAAGGTAATTCTGGCAGTGCAAATCAAAGTCAATTAGCAAAACAAGAATCTGCAAGAGCAGGTGAAGATCTTGCTGACTTCCAACGGTTTGCTGATACAGAAAGAGAAATTCAAGCACAGCAAGAAGCAGCACGAAGAGGTGACAGGTCTGGTCTTGATGGAGCTCTAGATTTCTAATAAATACCCATAACTGAACTATTTGGGTTGTTATGCCTTTACCAAAAATTGCGACACCGACATATGAGTTGGAATTACCGTCAACTGGGAAAAAAATTAGATATAGACCTTTTCTGGTTAAGGAAGAGAAGGTTCTCATTATTGCAATGGAATCCGAAGATCAAAAACAAATTACAAATGCAATTAAAACAGTGATTGCAAATTGTATTTTATCTCGTGGAGTGAAAGTAGAACAGTTATCTACTTTTGATATTGAATATTTGTTTTTGAATATTAGAGGTAAATCTGTCGGAGAATATGTCGATGTTTTGATTACATGTCCTGATGATGAAAAAACACAGGTTCCTGTGACTATTCCACTTGATGAAATTAAAATTCAAAAAGATCCTGTTCATAGCAGAGATATTAAATTAGATGATACTTTGACGATGAGAATGAGATATCCATCTCTTTCAGAATTTATTAAAACAAATTTTAATTATGAGGAGGGATCTATTGGTGTGACAGAATCATTTGATTTAATTGCATCATGTATCGAACAAGTTTATAATGAAGAGGAATCATGGAGTACTTCTGATTGTAGTAAAAAAGAACTCACAGAATTTATAGAACAACTTAGTTCAAAGCAATTTAAAGAGATTGAAAAATTTTTTGAGACCATGCCTAAGTTGTCTCATATAATTAAAGTCACTAATCCAAATACAAAAGTTGAAAATGAAATTGTTCTGGAAGGATTATCATCTTTTTTCGCGTAAGTATGGCGCATACTGATCTTGCGTCATACTATCAAATAAATTTTTCTCTGGTTCAGCATCATAAATATTCATTAACAGAACTAGAAAATATGATACCTTGGGAGAAAGATGTATACGTCACACTTCTCCAACAGCATATTGAGGAAGAAAATCTGAAACATCAACAGCAGAATGGCATTTAAAAGTCAGACATTTAAAGCACCACAATTAGGTAGAAGAAGAGTTTCTGTAAATAAAGGCAAAACTCTTGGTGATGTCTCTCAATCTGGAATAAATCCTGCTACTGGAGAATATTTAAGTGCCGCTCAAAGAAAAGCAATATTTAAAAAAAGAACCGTAAGTGCAGAAAAAGTTTTTAGTAAATCTGGTGCCATTGTTCCTGTAAGTAAACCTGGTGCCATTGTTAAAACATCAGATTCGGATGGTTCTTCAGATCAACAATCAAATTTATCTCAGAGAGTTACTGCCTTAGAAAAATCTATAGTTTCTATTCAAGAAACTGTAAAAAGGTTATCAGAATTTTTAGTTAATGATGCAAAGAAAGAACAGCAGAATTTATTAGCAGCTGGACGAGAAGATGATAGATTAAAAGAAAAAGATTCTGCTGCTAGAAAAGAATCTGGACTAGAATCTGTTACGGAGAGAATGCGTAATACTCTTCTTTCCCCAATTAAATCAGTTGGAAATCAGGCAAAAGGAATCCTATCAAGGATTATGGATTTCTTTAAAATACTTTTTGTCGGTTGGTTATCAGACAAAGGTATTAAGGCCATGGCAGCATTCTTGTCTGGTGATAGTGAAGAGTTAGAAAAAATTAAAAATAATGTTCTTATTGCACTTGGTGTTGTCGGTGGAGTATTTTTGGCATTAAGTGGTGGATTAGCACTTTTACCATCTCTTATTTTACCTATTGCCGGAATAATTGCTAAACTTGGAATAGCAATAGTTGGATTTTTATTATCTCCTGCAGGATTAGCAACTCTTGCCGTGGCAGCAGGTGTTGGTGGTTTACTTTTAGCAGGAAAAGGAATATTTAATTATTTTAGAGAACGCGGTGCTTTTGGAATAAAAGGAACTGGTAGTGAGGCATTTACCGAAGCACATAACGAAGCAAAAGAAGAATTAGAAGCAGTCGGTGTAACAGTAAAAGGAACTGACGATAATAATTTAAAATTCGAGACAGATGTAAACAGTAGAGGTAAAGGAAAAAATGCTGAAAAAAGTGGTACAAAAGAACAGAAAGAAGCAATCGCAAGATATAAAAAGAGGAGAGCAGAACTCAATAAACTTCGTGATGATATGGATGATGAAATCAAAGCACAAAGAGCAACGATAAAAAATAGTGGAACTAGAACAGTAAATGCTCA